AACTTTTTACAACTTAATCTTAGGGATTTAATTCACGGTACAATACTTGCATTTTTAACGGTATTCTTAGCTGCAGTTTTGCAAGTAACACAAACCGGAGCGTTTCCAATACTTGCAGATTTAAAGGAATACGCACTTGCGGGGGCAACTGCTGCAATTTCGTACTTGATTAAAAATGTGTTTAGCAATTCAATTGGGCAAATTTTTGTTCCTGAATCAAAAAAACCTTTGGACGGTGCGATTTCGTAAACTTGCTTACATATTAATTCTGCCGGTGATGTTGGTGGGGTGTGGGTTCTCCGTACGCCTTTACTCGAAGGTTGCCAGTGATCCGGCACCGACTTCGCAGAAGTTGGCAATCCTTGCGCCATTTGTGGCGGCAAATTACCCAACGAAAGAAACTTTCATCGTGGGGAAAAGTGATACTACTATAATACACGACACAAGCACTCAGATAGCCATTTACTACGATACGATTAATAAGCGATACGATAGCATCATTTATAAGCAAATAGCCGTAAAACGTCTTATAATGCGAATTGACACTATTAAGGTGAAAGAGATTGTAGATTGTTTTGCCATTAGTCAACGATTGGCCGTGGCGGAGGCAAAGGTTGTTGAGTTGAAGCACTGGCGTAAATGGTCTATTGTTATTATAGGCGGATTGCTATTTTTTGCCTTTATCTATTTATATTATAAATTTAAACCATGGTAACAGCTGCGCAATGCCTTAAAAAATACGGTCCGCCGGAACTCGAGAAAGGCATGATCATTTGGGCGATACCGCCGGAATTGCATATCAAAACCATGCCGGCAAAGTTGTACTGCAATCGTGATATGATTTCACCATTAACTATGGCGTTAACGTTTTTGATTGAGCGAAAAGTTGACAACCAATTGAAGACATTTGATGGCTGCTTTAATATTCGCAAGAAAAGGGGGTTAACTTCTATGAGCCTACACAGTTGGGGCGTAGCAATTGACGTAAACGCTGCGTGGAATGGTCTTGGACAACCATCAACAATGACGCCGGAGTTCGTGAAATGCTTCACGGATGCCGGCTTTGAATGGGGCGGGAAGTGGGTTAGAAAAGATGCGATGCATTTTGAACTTAAAATATTACCTTTGGAACGTTAACTGACATGATTTATTTGGTATTTTAATTGTTGAAAGCCGCTTTGTATCTACATAGCGGCTTTTTTGTGCAAATTATTTTAAAATATTTTAAAATTTATTTGGATAGTATTATAATAGATTGTAGATTTGTTAAACAATTAGGGAATAACAAAAAAACAATTATGAAAAAGTTAGCAATTTTATCAAAAAGTGGTCTTACTACATCTCAGATTAATTATTTAGTAGGCAAAATCAAAAGAGATAGCAAAAAACACGGCATTAATCGTAAAGCAATTATTAACGGTTCAGTTATTACTATTGATAATAAGGTTCAATTATGGGTAAGTATGGACGGTAAATTAGCTACTGGATTAATAAATAGTGGTAAATTTTACTCTTTCAGTAATGCAAAATGCACACTTAGTGAAATGTACGTATATCTTAATAACAATTAAAAATCAACCAAATGACACAGGAACACATCAACATTCAGCAGACTATTGAAATCATCGAGGCAGACCTCGAGTATTACACCATCAAATTTGACAATGCAGAACATGGCAGCCAAGACCGTTTTTATTACATGGGAATTATGAAAGGCCTAGAAATTACATTATCAACTATTAAAAGCCAATTACCATGATGCCATCAGGAGATTTCAGCGGGTTAACCAACGCAAACAAGGTTATGATATTAGATATTTTCGACTATTGTCAAGATACGCCAATAAACAAAACAATGCACAAGGCAGCATTACAACAGATTGTAGACCAACATATCGACGGTTTTCATATTGATATGGTTATTATGATGTTGCATAAAAAAGGATTCATCACCATTAACGATTCATTTACATTCACATTCAACATTTTAAAATGATTTACGCACTATTATTTTTATGCTGCATTAACGCAGTGATGTTTTTTTACATTCTTGACCAGCGTCAACTCCTCAAGGATTATGAAGAGGAAATTTGTGAATTAAATAAATATTTACACGATGAGACGTTCATTAACTGATAAGCAACGGTTATTAATAGCAGCCGCAATAATTATTGCAATGATGTATTTCGACCAATTTTTCAATAATTAAATACCATCAATATGAAATTATATTTAATTTATGCAGAAGAATTTATAAAATGGAATAATGAATTAAATAATTTTGAACACAATGATCAATATTTTGGGTATTTTTTAGATGCGCACGAATACGCAAGAAAAAAATACGGTAAAAAATATAATATAAAAACTTCAATAAACAACAATTAAATAAACATGGAACTAATCAAGACAACGCAAGATGCTCTAAGCATCGCAGAAACTTTCTTTCAATCCGGTATGTTTGTAGACATCAAGAGTAGTTCGCAAGCTATGGTAAAAATCATGGCAGGGCAAGAGTTCGGAATAGATCCATTTGCCGCAATGAGTGGAATCCACATTATACAAGGCAAGCCTACGATAGGCGCCGGATTGATGGCGCAACGTGTTAAGAAAAGCGGAAAGTATACATACAATGTATTGCAACTTACCGATACTATTTGTGAACTGGAATTTATCCAGTTGCCGAAAACGGTATTAGGTAAGTCTACATTCACAATTGAAGATGCAAAGAAAGCAGGCACTAAAAACATTGACCGCTTCCCGAAAAACATGTTGTTTGCACGTGCAATAAGTAACGGTGTGAGATGGTTTACACCGGACATTTATGAATCAGTTGTATACGTACCGGAGGAGATGCAAGAGGTACAGCAGATTGAGCAGCCTATAACACCGCATGAAGTAGTATTGACTGAATTAGATGTTTTTAATATTTGTGAAGGATGCGCAACTATTGAAGAGTTAAAAACCGTGTTTAATTCAAATCAACAGTTCGCAAATTTTAAATTAATGTTTGCAAATCGTAAAAAAGAAATCAATGCCGAAGTTCCCAAAGATTGACATTCTCAGCCGGCATACATCAAATGATTACCATTACCTCATTAACGCAGACAATGAGGTTATTATGAAGTCAATTGATTATAATAAAATCTTAGCAAAGAAAGCACGGCTTGATTTTATAGCAAGGGCAAAGAATACATTTTACCCCGACAAATTTAGAATCATAAATTTCAAAAACGCAACAACAACACAATTAAAAAAATCATGAACACGAACGAACTTTTAAAAATTGACATCAGCAAAACCGCAATAGAAAATATTGCGGAAACAATTCATCAGGCGATAGACAGTGGAATATACAATCCACTTGAAATTGCGCTCAAATTTAAGGCACTTGAAGAGGTTTGTAAATTGGTTAAGTACAAAGCAATGCCGAACATCATTGACGAGCTTTATAAGCATCCAAAACAGTCAGCAGACCTGCACGGTTGCAAAATTTCCATCATGGATACAACCTCATACGATTATAGCCATCTGCCAGAGTGGGCGGAGTTGGAAAAGCAGCGTATTAGTATTTCTATGATGCAAAAGCAACTTGAGGACACCGAAAAAAAATGGCGCAGGGCAGAATTGCCGGTGAAAAGTAGTACATCAACTTACAAAATTATGTTAGGAAAATAAAAACAACCAATATGAATCAAGACGAAAGAATCGCAGAGTTAATCAAACTAAACACACAAGCATTTATAACTATTGACGCTGCAAAGGAAGTAATACTTAAATATTCCAAACAAATTAATTATGATTTGTTGTTCGAATTAGGCTTATTATTAAATGATTTTCAAGAATTACATTGCAACATTGAAGAAAATCTAATGGAATTAGTAAAACACGAAAAAATATGAGCATAGAGGAAAAGTTAGATTTGATTTTGGAAAAGTTGGATAACGAACCGGTACAAGTGAAGCGGGAAATGATGACAATTGATGAGGTTGTAAGTTATCTTGGCAACAAGTACAAAAAGGCGAGCATTTATACCATGAGCAGCACTGGGACAATTCCTTGCACGCATAAGCCGTTGAGATTTAAGAAATCGGAAATTGATAATTGGTTAAAAAATAAATGATGACAAAGTACAACATCAGCATCGACTGCGCAAAAATCGACAAATTAAAGATTAAGTACACCGACAAGGGGCAGGCATTCGCAAACTTTGACCTCATCATTAGGGATGAGGTGGACAGTTACGGTAATATCGGTTTCATTGTTCAGCAGCAAAGCAAAGAAGAGCGTGAGCAGCAGGTAAAACTGCCAATCTTGGGCAATGCAAAGAGAGTGGAAAAGCGTGTGGAAGTACAACCGCAACATCAAAGCGAATTTAAGCCATTGCCATCTGCGCCAAAACATAATGAAGAAAAATATTATCAAAAAGAACCGCCAGTACCAAAAGAAAAGGTGGCTAAAGTTGAGCCTATCGTAACTGAATTTTATCAACACAAAGGCAGCCAAGTTGAATGGGACAGCGTGAAGCAACCAATAGTACAAACCACTATCCCACCGGAACAAACCCGCCTTAATATGCCGCAGGGCGAGCGACCAAATAGCTTGTTCAAAGATGCCGCCGGAGATTTACCATTTTAAACCACTTAAATTTGAATTATGAAAAAAAGAATGTTTAGTTTATTGATTTGTTTAGTTTTTATCGCTTCTACGGTTTTAGCAAAGGATGAAGACCGATTTTACACCTGTCCCACTTGCCATGTTACTACGGATTTGGCGAGACCGCCTTATCGTTCTTGCCATGATGGTGCTTTACATATTAAATTAGCGTGGAAAGAAATCGTAAGTTGGTGGAATAGTTTATAGTTTTCAACAATTTATTCGTAAATTTGTAGTATACAATCCGGCTTGGTGAAGTAGTGAGCAGCAAGCCGGATCCATTGAACACCCATAAAGGGATAGACGAATCACTACTCGTTTATCCCTTATTTTTTTTGTGTATGAATAAGGGAAAGATTAATAAATTGCAGCCATTGAGCAATTATACTAAGTTTAGCAATGATTTAGTAAAGTCTAAAGATTTGACGCTGAATGAAAAGGGTTTATTGTTTTTCCTTCTTAGCCATCCGGAACACTGGGTTATAAATAAGCAATATTTATACAATTCATTGCCTGATTCACGTGGTTCAATAGACAACTCTTTTAAAGGATTGAGCGAAAAGGGGTTTATAATTTCTACAAAAATCATTAATGAAAAGGGACAATTTAAAGGGTGGAATCACGAAGTACATCCGCACCGACTTGCCATTTTACCGAAGTCGGTAAAACCGACGGTCGGAATATCCGAAATCGGTGAATCCGACAATAGGAAAAACCTAAAGTCGGAAAAGGCGTCCTATAGTAATATAGAAGATAGTAATATAGATTATAGAAATAAAAATATAGATAATAAAAATGAATTGACAAAGGCAAGCGAAATTTTTTCGATTGAAAATGTTCGTTTGTTGTTTTCAAACGCAGGCAAACCGGAGCAAGCCGATACATTTTTTTATCACTATGAAAGTCTTAACTGGATGGTGGCCGGAACGCCAATCGTAAAACTTGAGGCACTCGTAAGCAAATGGATTTTAAACAACCAAAATAAACCAACTACAAATGGACTTACAAAACAGTCTACCGGAGATGCAAAAATCAAACTCTTCAACGATCATTACAAAGATTGTCTCGACCTCGCAAACGAACTTGGAATTTAGGAAGGCAACCGCAACGACTCGCATAAAGGATTCGGATAATGCGGGAATAATGCAAATTTTAGAACGCAATCTTTTAGCACTGGGCATAAAGGGGGAAAAATTGCCGAGTAAACTTGAAATGGTTGATATTTTAAACGAATTAAAAACCTATCACGGCAACCTTAAACTTGGTGAGTTAGATCTCGCATTCAAGAAGGCCATCCGGCAAGAGTTAAATTTTGATCCTGAGACTTACCAAAACTTCAATCTTCTTTACCTAAACAAAATGCTTGCCGCATACAAACAATGGGCGATTCAGCAGCACAGGGAAATAGACCGTGAATTTACAGCGGATTCAGATTTCTTAATTTACGAAAACAAAAGCATTGCACAATTACGAAGCAATATTAATGCCGGTTACCAGCACTACTTAACCGGCGTAATTACCTCATCCGGCTTTATACCATTCGAATGGGCTTTTCGTTTGCAAATGGACGGCTTAATAAATAACCCAAATATCTACGAAATAAAAAATAAGCATTGGAGTCAGTGCACACAGGCGGAAAGAAAAGCGTTAGTAGAATGGCAAAGCGATGTTTGGCAGTTGTTTGAGAAATGCGGAAAGGTATTTACAAAAAATATTTATTATTAATTTAAAAATATGTTAGAAAATGAATTAAATGTAACCGAAAATACCTTAACTTCGATTGCGGAAGAAATTTTACAGTCAATCGTGGAGAATAGGGCATCAATGCAATATTGGGTAACTATGCCGCATATTGTAGAGATATTATATTGGGGATACAACAATTTGGTAAAAGTAAAAGGAGTTCCGCCTATAGAATCTATTGAGACGCATTTAAAAGCTGAATTTTGGGCAGAAGTAAAAGAAATGGATATAAGTATTGAGGAAAAGATAAAAGCCGCCAAATCGCTTTATTTTCTTTCGTACGTGGCAGGTAAAAAATTAGTAAAAAATTAAATAAAAATAGAAATGGAAAAACAAACAATGGGTATCGTATTTAGAGACAATGATAATTTAGAAAATACAGAATTTGAAATGACGCTATTGTCATATGATACAACCGCAGTTTTTGTAATACATCAATTAGATGACAATAAAGAAAGGGTTAATGCACTTGGATCTTTACATTATCCAATAGATAAATATCACGCAAAACAAATTGTATCACTTTTAAAAAACCATTTCAACCTATGACCAAACTAACAATCATAGACGAAAACGATAAACAACTTACCATTTCAGAAGTGGAAAAAAATAATAAAAATCATTTATTATTTGAAATCGGTACAAAGTTTATTGTAATGGATGATAATGACGCAGATGTTTTACGAAATTACATAGGTGTTTATTTAGAAAATCTTAACCTATGAGAAAATACGGAGCGAAACGAGACGCTAACGAATTAGAAATCGTAAATGGTTTACGTGCCATTGGCGCCAGCGTTGTATTTCTAAGTTCTAAAGGTATTCCAGATTTGCTCGTATGCTATCGAAATAAACTTTACTTAATGGAGGTAAAAATGGCTAAGGGTAAGTTAACGCCGGATCAGGTGGATTTTCACACCAAATGGGGCGGTGATATTTATGTTGTGAAGACGCTGGAGGAAGCAATAAACATTTTAAACAATAACCAATGCTAATTGAACTTTTATTTCTCGCAGACACACTCTACTGGAATCACATCAAAAACCCTCAGCGCTTACAAATGATTAAGCAAGATACCACGGTTTCTGGCAAGGTTATGAAGGTTTATAGTGAAGCGGATGGGGACTTACATATCTACGTGCAAACGGCAAAGCAACTTTTAAACGTTGAGGTAATCTGCTATGACGCAAAGAAAAATACCATTTGCGACGGTTATAAAAATACGATTGCGAAGCCTAAAGCAGGGCAGACAATTTATGTAAAAGGAGATTTTGTAAAAGATAAATATCACAACTGGGTTGAGATACATCCTGTAAAAACAATTAAAATAAAATGATGCCTAAAGAAAAAGCAAAAGAAATTATTGAATCATTTACTTACAGTTGTAAAGAGTGCGACAATACTAAATTATCAGCATTAAAAACAGTTGATGAATTAATAAAAGATTTGAATGATTTTAAAAGAATTTGCCATCCAAAAAATATTGATGCATTTAAATTTGTTTCAGAAAATACAATACAATTCAAAAATTATTGGGAAAAAGTAAAAAAAGAAATTGAATTATTATGAAAATAGAAACCATTGATTTTATCAAAAAATCATACATTGAAATTGAACTTCAACAAAAACAAAAGGATTTAAAAAAGTTTACAAAGTATGTATTTGATGGAATTTTGAGTGGTAAATATGCCATTTGGAATAAAGAAATCGAAACTATTGTAAATGATTATCTAGGCACTGATAGACCGATAAAGAAGTTATACTTTGACTGCACCATTTCCGCATCAATAAGCCAAAAAACGTTTGAGGAAATTCAAAAAGATACAGAGTTAAGATACAATATTTCAGAAATCATAAGAAACCGATTAAATGAAATCATTCAAGCAGGTGAAGTATAAGAATGTAAAGGTTTTTATCACAAAGACACAAAAACAATGGTTAGCAGATAACCAGGTGAAAAACGGAATTAAGCCTACTGATTTAATCAGGCAAATTGTGAAAGATATTATTAACGAGCGTAAACTTTTAAAAAATGATTCTATCGGATAGTAAAATATTAGAAGAGGTTGAAAAGAAAAGCATTGTAATTGATCCATTTAATCCTGCGGCATTGGGCAGTAATTCGTATGATGTAACACTTGGTAAGTGGTTAGCCTGTTACAATGTTTTTACTTTAGACGCTAAAAAACATAATCAATTAAATAATTTTGAAATTTCTAAAAGCGGATTTATTTTGCAACCCGGTGTTTTATACCTCGGAGTAACTGCCGAATACACGGAAACGCATGAACACGTCCCTTTTCTTGATGGCAAATCTTCTACTGGACGATTGGGAATTAACATTCACGCCACTGCCGGCAAGGGTGATGTAGGTTTTTGTGGGCATTGGACATTGGAAATATCCGTTATACATCCGGTTCGAGTTTATGCCGGTATGCCAATCGGGCAGTTAATTTATTTTGCCATTGATGGAAAGGTAAACACGAAGTACAATAAAAAAGAAGGCGCAAAGTATCGGAATCAACAAGCACGCCCGGTTGAATCCATGATGTTTAAAAACTTCACGAATGAATAGCGCAGGCAGACCATCTGGATATCGGAAAGATAGAAAGATAGCATTAACAAGGGTTATCAACTTTGCCGTAAAGAAGCGGCAGTACGATGCCATCAAAGAATTTAACGCAATTAGTTTTGACAAATTTAGCAAACTTGTGAGAGCCGAAATAATTAAAAAATATGGTAACAAAGAAAATAACTCGTAACGGCATAACGCTGTATTATACATTTCGCTTTAGAATCACTGAGGATATGTATTTACTTTTACAAAACGAAAGTAAGAAGCAAGGGCGTAAAGTTGCAGTAATCGTTCGGGAAGCAGCAATGGAAGTGGTTAAGCAAAATCGCATATTATGAATGTACTATCACTTTTTGACGGAATGAGTTGTGGGCAGCAAGCTTTAGAACGTGCTGGAATAAAAATTAATCAATATTTTGCATCAGAAATAGATAAATATGCCATTAAAGTAACAATGGCAAATTATCCAAATACTATCCAATTAGGTAGTGTAATAAATATTAACGGTTACGATTTGCCTAAAATTGATTTATTAATTGGTGGTTCACCTTGTCAAAGTTTTTCATTTGCCGGAAAGCGTAAAGGAATGGCAACAAAGGACGAAATAGAAATTCATACTCTTGAGCATTATTTACAACTAAAGAATAATGGCTATGAATTTGAAGGGCAAAGTTATTTATTTTGGGAATTTATGCGGATATTGAATGAGGTAAAGCCTACACACTTTTTACTTGAAAACGTAATGATGGGCGAAAAGTGGGAGCGAATATTGAGCCGTGCAATTGGTGTAAATCCTATTGAAATAAATTCTGCTTTGGTATCTGCACAAAATCGTAGGCGTTTATATTGGACTAATATTGGAATGATAAAAAGCGGATTGTTTGGAGACTTGGAAAGCATAATTAAGCAACCAAAGGATAAAGGCATTTTGTTAAAAGATATTTTGGAAAGTGATGTTAATGAAAAGTATTTTTTGAGTGATAAAATGAATAAATGGTTAGTAAATCATTCAATTAAAAAACAATCTCAAGGATGCGGATATAAATTTGAACCTACAATAGGAGATAAGAAAAATAAAATATTAGCAACAAGACCAGGAACGCAAATAGATGATAATTACATTATACATAACACAATGCCACGCTCATCAACATCCGGCAAAGGAGGCACAGGGCAATTAAGCTGTAATGATGGTAAAACTTATTGTTTAGACACCCAAAATACAAATGCAGTCGAAATTGTGGCGATGCGTGGGCGTGGAGATGACAATGAGCAACAACTTGAGCCACGGCATGATGGTAAAACAAATTGTATTACAAGCGTGCAAAAAGATAATTTAGTAAGTATAATGCTAGGCAGAAGTAAAGAATGGGGATCACCTGAAAGTGATAAAGGCAAACATTATACACTTTGCAAAAATGAACCACATGGCATTAAATACAATTCTAAAATCCGCCGCCTTACTCCTATAGAATGCGAACGATTGCAAACTGTAAAAGACAATTATACAGCACACGTTAGCGATAGTCAACGCTATAAAATGTTGGGTAATGGTTGGACAGTTGATGTAATTTCACACATTTTTAAATATTTACAATGAGCCAAAAAGTAATTACACACGTTCAAAATATCACGGCTAAACATTATAATATCAAAATTGATAAAATGAATAGTAAGTCAAGACTGCGGGATGTGTTATTTGCTCGGCAAATTGGATTCTATATTTTACATAAATATTACCGGATAATTTATAAAGACATCGGAGCGGCTTATGGTGGGCGGCATCATTCAACGATATTGCATTCGGTAAGATTGATAGAAGGTTTTATTTCTATCAAGGATCCAAAAACGTGTAATGACCTAAACGAAATCTTTACGAAAGTCAAGGCGTTGACGGATTGCGATACAACCGTTTACATTTGCCTATCAATAAAAATGATAGACATCTCTAAATTTGGAAATGAATCTAATTGTGAAAAGGAATTGATTAACTTTGTAAAGAATTACCAACCGCCGTTATAATTATGAATAAACAAAATGTGACATTAAAAAAGGCAATGATTGCAGCGTTAAGCGAATCGCTTGGCATTGTTACAACTGCTTGTAAAAGTGTTGGCATTGAACGAAATACACATTATAATTGGTTAAAAGATGATGAAAAGTATAAAGCAGCTGTTGAATCAATTCAAGACATTACCCTTGATTTCGCAGAATCAAAACTTCATAGTCTTATTAAAAACGATGACACAACCGCCACTATTTTTTACCTCAAGACTAAGGGCAAAAAACGTGGGTACATAGAAAGAATTGAGAATGATTTGAGCATTAATCAAATGCCGAAGGTAACAATTGAAATTGTTTAGTAACGCTTAATGCCTCTTCATAATGCACACTTGTAAGCGTCATCGAATTAGTGCAGTCGTTCTGGAATGCGGAGCAGCGAAAGTTGCGCAGGTTCGAATCCTGATGCACTAAATACAAACTTACTTTTCTGTAGGTTTTGTAATTTTACAGCAATGGCAAAAATACAATCCGGTCGAGTCTTTGCAGAAAACTATAATGCAATTCAAAGCGATAAACGATACATAGTCAACGAAGGCGGCAGCCGAAGCGGCAAATCATACAGCATTATGCAATTATTGGTAATGCTTTGCATTAACGATAGGAAATCAATTACAGTAGTTAGCCATTCATTACCACACCTTAAACGTGGATGTTTACGAGACTTCGACAATATTATAAGGGCTTTTGGATGGTATAAGGAATCATGGCACAATAAGACGGACAACATTTATCATTTCCCAAACGGAAGTTACATTGAATTTTTCGGGTTAGAAGATGCCGACAAAGCACGTGGAGCAGGGCGCAATATCTTATTTATAAACGAAGCAAATTTAATAGGCAAACCACTTTTCGACCAGCTGGATATTAGAACGACTGAAAAAGTAATAATGGACTTGAATCCATCTGATTTTGATTGCTATTGCTATGAACTTGCGGATTCCGAGCAGGCAATTAAAATTCACAGTACATACAAAGACAATAAATTCCTCAGCCAAATTCAAATTAATGTAATTGAAAGTTACAAAGATGCCGACGCTATGATGTGGCAAGTTTTCGGCTTAGGTCTCCGTGGCGTAAGTGAGGAGCAAATTTACAGCCATTGGAAACTTACGGATAATATTCCAGATGGTGAAGTATGCTATGGATTAGATTTCGGATTCCGTGTACCTACGGCACTTGTAAAGGTTACTTTAGCTGAAAATTGCGTCTATGCTGAGGAGATTTTATACCAACAAAATTTAACTACCGGAGATTTATTGAACATCTTCCCGACGTTAGGAATGAGTTATTACGATGAGATTTTTGCCGACGCTGCCGAACCAAAAACCATTCAAGAGATTTATCAAAGCGGATTCAATATTAAGTCAGCAGATAAGGATGTATACGCCGGAATTATGCGTATAAAGTCGCAGCCGCTTTACATTCACAAAGAAAGCGTAAATTTGATTAACGAATTGAAAAAATATAGATGGAAGAGTGATGCAAACGGAAAGGTAATCGATAAGCAGCCTATTAAACTTAATGACCACATTCTTGACGCATTACGCTACGCCGTTTACTCAAAATCAAAACAAACGAAACTAACATGGGGAGTTTTATAGATAGATTTTTAAAGAAAAAAGGTTTACCACTTTATAACAACGGAGTAATACCGGTTAACACAGGCTCAATATTACAATCTTACGACGCTAAAAAATACACTAATGCATACAGCGAGAACGCCGACGTGTACGCCATCGTCTCATTTTTAGCACGTAAATGTGCATCTATTCCGTGGTATGTTTACCAACTGAACGAAGGCAAAAAGGCGAAGGCGTCTTTGCTTAAATATAAACAACTTACAAAGGGCGGAATCACTAATTTTGATAACGCCTTGATTCATAGAAAAAACGCATACGATGATTCAATGATTGTAGAAAATACGCCATTGGCGAACCTGCTGAACAATCCCAACTCCTATCAATCGCAAGACGCCTTTTTTGAGAATCTATTTGGATTTAGGTTTCTATCTGGAGAGTCATTCATTTGGGGCAACCGTGGAAATATTCCAAACGGGAAATTTGTAGAACTATTGGTTCTACCGTCTCAGTTTACGGACATCATTCCCGATCCTCAGGATTTATACGGCATCTTAGGTTATCAACTCGACAATATGGGTACAACCATTAACCTTGCAAAGGTTGATGTTATGCAATGGAAGTCATGGAATCCAAATTTCGACGTTACAACGCGCGAACATTTACGAGGACTTTCACCAATTCGAGCGGCTTGGAATAACTATCTTATGGGCGTAGAGGCGCAGAAGTCAGCAGCAAGCCAAATGGCAAATGGTGGGGCGAAAGGTGCGCTTGTGCCAAAGGTCGTAGGGAATCAGATTCCAATGGTTACGGAATTGCAAGCGTCACAAATGCAGCAAGCAATCGCAAACCGTATTAATAACAACGCTAAAGGCGGAACTGTGGCAATGTTACAAACACCATGGGAGTATTTAAACTTTGGACTATCAAATAGCGAAATGCAAATCATTGACACAATGAAGTTTTCCCTTGAACAATGGTGTAGGGTGTTTGGTATGCCGGTCGTGTTATTCTCAGCGGACAATATGAGCGATAATAACTACCAGAATGCACTCCGTGATTTGGTTACGAATACTATCGTTCCAATGCTTGGACAACTTCGAGATGAGTTGAACAAGTGGTTAATTCCAAACGTTGGCATCGGCATGGAGTACATCGATTTCGACATTACGGCTTTGCCTGAATTGCAGAAAGATATTGAAAAGTTGGTGGCGCAGCTTGCACAAGCATACTGGCTTACTTTGGATGAAAAGCGAATGGCTATGAATTATGAGCCATTGGGCGGTGAGTTTGAAAAAGCTTACATAGGCAGCGGACTTGTTCCAATTGAGGAAACAATGGTTGACGCAAACGGAATAATTAACGATTATAACGAAAATGATAACAGCAGCGGAAATGGAACTAATAACAATGGAGGTGATGCGTAGATTCCCTAAGTTGGAAATTGAAAGCCGTTGTCAACTTGAACGTGATTTTCGGCAGCGCGCAAGAATTAGTTATAAACAAAGATTGATCAATGAATGCGAGGGAGCGAAAGCAATATTGGAAGGAAACGGAAGCGAAACGGCTACAAATTGAAAAGAAGTATCTTCCAAAGTTTGTAAAGCTGTTTAACCGGCAAATTGGACAGTTTTTGTTAAATGCAAAGAAAACTAATCTTAACACCGCTTACTCAAGCTACGCCGGAGAAATATTCAACGCTGAATTATTATCGCTGCTTAAAAATATGTATGCTGAGTGCATCTCAAAAATAGCGTACCCAATTTACACACAACTTTACAAGCAAGCCGACGCAGAGTTCGTAAAACAAAAGGCGTTCGCCACAGGTGCAATGGGTAGTAATGAAGTATTCACCGCCGCAGTATTAGAACTATTTGCCGAGTATGGCTTAACGCTTATCAATTGGATTGATGCAACGAATAAAAACACAATCCTCAAACTAATTACCGAAGGTTTTAAAAACGGTTTAAGCGAGCCGCAAATAGTGGACACCATTATAGCTTCCGGCTTAGCATCTCCGAGTCGCTCCTTACGAATTGTTCGCACCGAAACAACGCGCGCAGTAAACGCCGGAATTATGCAAGCCGGACGGCAACAACGCTTCCAAATGGTGAAAGCATGGATTAGTACATTAGACGGCAAGGAGCGGATGTTCGGAAAAGGCGATAATTACGACCATAGGGAATTGGATAATAAAACCGTACCCGAGTTTGAGCCATTTACGCAAAAGGGTAAAAATGGTGAGATGGCAGTAGCAATGCAGCCGGGTGACATAAACGCCCCTCCGGACTTCACTATCAATTGCAGGTGTATAATTGGTTTCAGGTTGGCACGTGATGCAAACGGCAAATTAATGCGGAAATAAAAAACCCTTCCCGCATGGAGCGAGAAGGGAAAATAACCAATTTAAAACACCTTAACTATTATGTATCAAAGATAAGATTTAACTTTAATAAAAAAAGAATATGCCGGTTTATTCTTGCGGAGACGGAAAGTATAGAATTGGGAACGGTGAATGTATGTATACGAGCCGTGAACACGCCGTGTCCGCATACGTTGCGTATTTAGCGGAAGAGCAAAAGGCAATCGATTTAAACAAGATTTCATTTGACTTCGACGATACGATTTCACTATCTCGTTATCAAAATATTGCAAAGCGATTAATTGCAGAAGGAAAAACCGTTTACATTGTTACACGCAGGCAAGATAACTTTCACCCTGAGCAGGTGTACAAAGTGGCGGATGAGGTAGGCATACCACACTCAAGGGTTTACTTCACTAACGGACAAATGAAATGGGAAACAATTAAACGTCTTAATATTGCAGAGCATTATGATAACAACCCAGACGAAATAAGACTTATAAACGAAAACACCGAAGCCAAAGGACACTTGATTAATCAAAAAGAAATTATGAAAAATATTTACAGTACAAAATTCATCAGCAGCGAGATTAAGGACGTTGATGTAAAGGAAGGAATTGTAACCGGATACTTTGCCAACTTCAACACCTTAGATAGTGATGGCGATATCATTCGTGAAGGGGCATTTAAGCAATCTATTCAAGAATGGTATCCTAAAGGCAGAGTTAAACACCTTTTGAACCATCAAGTAGATAAGCCATTGGGCAAAATTATAAACCTAAAGGAGGATTCAATTGGCTTATACTACGAATCCAAAATAGGTAGCCATACACTTGGGCAGGATTTCCTCAAGATGGCAGAAAGTGGTTTAGTTACCGAGCATTCAATCGGATTTCGTACGCTTCAAGAAAAATCAAGCGACTTGGGAAACGAAATTACACACGTACAACTTTACGAAGGTAGCTCACTTACCGGATGGGGTGCAAACGAAAACACACCGTTAACCGGAATGAAGTCTCTAAACAAGGAAACATTAACGGAGCGTTTAAAAAGTTTTGAACAATTTGTTCGCAAAACCGATGTAACGGACGAAACTATCGAACTTTGCCTTCTACATATTAAACAACTTTATGCAGAAATCCAAAACAGTGGTCAACTTGCGGAAGCGGTTAACTTGCCAGCGGTTCAAGCAGAAGGGGTAGATAATACAAATCTTATTAACAACATAAACACAATTTTCACATTATGGAAAATCAAGTAATCGAAGCCTTACAAACAGGCTTAAAAGAAATCGACCAAAAGCACATGGCAACTGTTGCCCAATTGAACGAGGACTTCAAAAAGAAGGATGCTTCTTTGTTGGAATTGAAAGAGCAGGTAAACGGACTTATTGCAGCTAATGGCAAATTGAAGGCTGAAACCGTGAAAACATTTACAGGCAGCCGTTTCGACTTTATGAAGAGTGAAGTCGTAGACATCATAAATGTTAACTACGATTCAATCAAAAGTGAATCACCTTTCATTAGTAAGGCAGTAGGCGTAATGACTTTGGGAAATAACCTAACCGGAACATCTCAAGTTTCTTACGTTGAATCCCCAATTTTGCGCAGCTTCTACAATCCAAAATTGTATGAGGTGTTTCGCATCATTCCAACTGCAACCGGTAATGTAACATTTCCAAAAGGTAACACTGCAGTTGGCGAAGGTTCATTTGGTTCTCAAACTGAGGGAAGCGCTAAAAATCAAGTTGATTATGACGTAACAATGGTTAGCGTGAGCCTTCCGTATTTAGCCGGCTTTGCGAAAGTATCTCGTCAAATGTTGCAAGATTTGCCTTTCTTGCAGGCTTACCTTTCATCTTCACTTATCGAAGATTGGAATCGTGCTTTTAATAATAGCGCAATGGCTTCTATCACAGCGTCTGCAACTACCGGATCAACTTCTGAAACCATCGTTGCATCTCGAATTGTTGATTACATCGCACAGCACATGGCACTTGGTTTGGGAATGCCGGACATGATTTTGACAACTCATGCAGTTTGGGCATCAATTTTGAAAACTACCAACGGAACAGGTTCAGGTTTCAGCGTTCCGGGTGGAATTACCATTGGGGCAAGCGGCGAGACTCGTATAATGGGTATCCCATTAATACCGCATAGCCAAATCCCAACCGGTAAGGTTTATGTAATGAATAGTAATGCATTTGGTATTGCACAAGCAAGCGGTCTTGCAGTTCGTTCTACCGAGACGGATGCCGACGATTTCCAGAAAAACTTAATCACATACCGTTGTGAGGCTCGCGTTCAATTGTTATCATTCCAACCAACCGCAGCCGTTTACGGTTCAGCGTCTTAAAAGATACATACTTTATAAAAGGGGGCTTAAGCCCCTTTTTATTATGCTTAAAAATAAACAATTAAATATGCTAACGATTACGAATGAAGACAATATGGAGCTAATGGCTCGCTATCCTGATAACTATTTTGATTTAGCTATTGTAGACCCGCCTTATGGATTAGGAAAACATATTGCCATTGGTAATGGTGATAAAAAAAAGGCATAACAAGAAATAAAATATGGATTGGTGGAGATTGGGACAATAATAAACCTACTCAAGAATATTTTAATGAATTGGAAAGAGTTTCTAAAAACCAAATTATATGGGGTGGAAATTATTTTACCGATATGCTTAAACAGTCAGATAATTGGGTAATTTGGGATAAAATGCAAAGAGTTAATCAATCAGATTGTGAGCTTGCGTGGACTTCGTATAAAGGTGCACTTAGAATTTTTCAATTTCATGCCCAAAAGTTACAAGGGTTTATGAATCCTTTAAGATTTCACCCAACAGAAAAGCCTATTCAATTATACAAATGGCTATTAGACAAATACGCAAAAGAAGGCGATAAAATACTCGATACCCATCTTGGCAGCGGCTCAATTGCCATTGCCTGCCATGATTATGGGTTTGACTTAATAGCTTGCGAATTGGATAAAGAATATTTTGATAAGGCAATGGAGCGAATAACAAACCACCAGAAACAAATAAAATTATTTTAACCAATGATTTCATTTAAAGATTTTTACATTGATTTCGCAAGGTTTGACTTTACTTGTCCACATTGCGAAAAATTGTATGAGGACATAGATTTAAAGTATTTTGATCGTATCAAAAGGAATAAATCATGGACAACAAAAGTAAATTGCGATTGCGGAAAACCATTTTATTTAACGGTGAATTATCGAGGAGACTTTCAAACATTTAAAAAATAGATATGCCAATAGGAAACTACTCAGCATTTATAGACATTTTGCGAATCGCCATCATCAACAAACCTAAAATGGTTTTAGATTGCGGAATAGGGAAAGGGATTTTAGCCGCCGCCATACGAAATTGGGTTGACGATAGCAACCATAATACTACCATTCACGGAGTCGAAGGTTTCGCAGCATATCGGAATAAGTTATGGGGGAATTACGATAACGTGGAGATTGCAAACTTACGGACGTGGCAGCCGGAGAATAAATACAATTTGATTGTACTTTCGGATGTAATCGAACATCTTACAAAGTTTGAAGGGCGTCAATTGATACTAAAATTAAAAGATGCATTGCAGACAAAAGGTGTATTGGTCATTAGTACGCCCAACGAATGGATTGATCAAGGCGCAGTATACGGCAATGAATTAGAGGTTCACAAATCACAATGGACGATTCACGATTTTAAAGACTTCTATATTGTGAATGATGGCGAGCCGGACAAGTGGGGGAATAAACAATTGGTAATGGAATTTATAAAAATGTAATTATGAATATCTTAAATAGTATCCACCTTTATCCACCTCAGCACCTTTGCGGAGCGGAATTTATGATTCATGCAGTAAATAAGGAATTAAAAAAAACTAATGATGTAAGGGTTTTATTACATCAAGCAAACCAATATCGGATTAAGAACCATTACGTTTATGATGGCATTGATGTCTTTCCGCCCGACCAAATTTTGACGGACAAGTTAATAGACTGGAGTCATGCACTATTCACACATCTCGATTACACACGATGGACTATTGGAATGGGTGCGATGTTTAGGAAACCGGTATTTCATTTAATTCACAATACACATAAATACGAAGAGATATTGCAAGCTGAAAAGCCGCAATATATTGTGTACAATTCGGAATGGGCAAAGGGTTTATTAAATTACGAACATGAATCATTTGTACTTTATCCGCCTTGCGACTATCGACACTACGACTGCGTGGAAAATCCAATTGATAACGAGTACATTACACTTATAAACCTTAACGACAATAAAGGCGGAAATCTGCTGTATGAGATAGCCGCACTTTTGCCGAATAAGAAGTTCTTAGGTGTACGAGGCAGTTATGATGAGCAAGTTATAAAGCAAATGCCGAATGTGGTCTACATGGATAAGCAAGCCGACATCCGCAACGTTTATAAACAAACTCGCATTTTGATTATGCCATCTGCTTACGAATCATGGGGACGAACGGCAACGGAGGCGATGTGTAGCGGTATACCGGTGATATGTACGGAAACAGGCGGTCTTGCGGAGAACTGCGGAACTGCCGGTATTTATGCTGAACGTACGGCGGAAGCGTACGCCACCGAGATTGAGAAACTTGACAATCAAAAGTATTATCTTCGTGGAAGCAAAAAGTGCAAGATTCGCAGCCGTGAATTAGATCCGGTGTTACAACTTGCACGGTTTGCAGAATGGGTAAAAAATAAAACGTATGAATTTACTTATAAGTAAAAAAGTAACCACCGATATAGTCACGGAATTAGTAACGGTTGATGAAATTAAGGCGTGGCTTAAGATTTCTTTTGCCGACGATGACACCATTATAGCCGGCTTAATTA